ACAGATTTTGTTAGAACGCCAAGGTTATTCTGAGCGTATAGAAAGAATGTTTGGTAAGGGTATGGTTATAGCTCTTACTGGTCAACGTCGTGTAGGAAAGAGTTGTGTTATGCGGAGTATTTATGAAAAGTACTCACAAGACAGTCGTAACAATGTTATTTATATAGACATGGAAAAGACTGCCTTTACCTGTATCTCTGACTATAAAGATCTTGAAGAGTATGTTGTTGAGCGACTTGATACTTCAAAAGATAATTTCCTTTTTATAGACGAAGTTCAGGAAATAAAAGATTTTGAGAAGGCTATTCTTAGTCTACAATCAGACGAATCGTGTCAGATTATGGTAACAGGAAGCAATGCAAAGATGTTGTCAAGTGAACTATCTACTCGTTTGCGTGGTCGATACATGGGGTATCATATTCATGGTCTTGATTATGAGGAATTTATAGAATTTCATGATTTGCAAGATAGTGATGAAACTCTTAGTAAGTTTTTACAGTATGGAGGTCTGCCTCAGTTGCGTAAACTTGGGCTCGACAATGTAGATTTAGTTGATGATTATTTAGGAAATGTCATCGATACCATAGTGCTGCGCGATATTATAGAGCGCGAGAATATACGTAATGTTTCTCTACTTCGTACTTTGGTGAGATTTATTGGTGACAATATTGGAAAGCAATTCTCTGCTCGTAGTATTGTTGGAGTATTAAAATCGCAAAACACCGAAGTTTCGGCTAATATGGTTCTCAATTATCTTGAGTATCTTTGTAATGCTTACATTATTGACCGTGTAGGACGCTACAATATTCATGGTAAGAAGATTCTTGAACTTGGCGATAGTTTCTATTTTGAGGACTTAGGAGTTCGCAACCATATCGTTGGTGGAAACAGACGTTTCGATATAGAAAAGCTTATAGAGAACGCTGTCTATCGACATCTGTTACGTCTTGGATATACTGTATATATAGGAATGCTTCATAAGGCCGAAATAGATTTTGTTGCAGAAAAACAAGGTAGTACTGTTTATATCCAGGTGTGCTATATGCTTGCCTCGCAAGAAACTGTAGACCGTGAATTTGGAAATCTGCAAATGATTAAAGATAGCCATCCTAAGTATGTTGTATCTTTAGATCGCATGTATGGCGATACAAATGTTGATGGCATTAGGCATCTGCATCTTAGAGACTTTCTAAAGTCTAAATCTCTATAAATCGAATTAAAAATACAGATTGAAGTATAGTTATATCGGAGGTTTGCATCATGGTTATTAAAGGAGGAATTTTCAGTATTGTCGTTGATAATCTAAAATCATAAAAGTTTGGATTGTTGCCATACAAAAAGTGCTACATTTGGTTTATAAGCCAAATGTAGCACTTATGTTTATATAGGGAAAATACAAAATCAAGGTCTGCACCTCGTATAGTTAACAAAATCACTTCCCATGGATATATATAAATTGCTTTTTTTATGAAATTGTTCTATACCGGCACAATATTCTGGAGACTCTTTTATATTTTTTATGCTTGCATCGTATCCTTCGCACATCTTCACTCTTACACTCTCGCGCTCCTCTAAATATGCTTTTTCAAAGTCTTCGCGAACTTTTTTCAATTCTTCAGAGCCTGGAGTAAGAGTTTTCTCGTATTCAATTTGTCGCTTGCATCTTTGAGCAAAAGAGTTATCGTCTTCAGGTTTCTTGCTCTCATCTTTTGCTGCATCAACCTTAGGCTCGCTCTTGATGACTGGTTGTGGCTTTTCTTTTGGCACACCATAGGTGTTAGCTATCTTGTTTACCTTTTCACCTACAGTTTGCAAGCCTTGAAACAAGATAAGCATTACGAAGAACACCGCTGACAAAAGAAAGTAAGTATCCATATTCTTGATGTTTTAATTATTATATCGCAAATATAAACCTTTTTCTTTATATTGCCAAGTTTTCTTTCGCTTTTTTATTCCACTTTCACGTACTTCAGATATTTGATTTTGGCACGAGGGTTAAAATTCACGAGCTTCACATTATAGCCTTTCGTTCCCCAACGCCAAAAGAGGAATCTATGTTTATAGTCACGCACGACGAACATGGCTATAGAGTCGCGCATATTATATTGTAGAATGGAATCCGAGAGTGATAAGTGTATGTCTGTCCAATGATCGTGATATATATAGTTATTATCTGCTGGTGCTGCTCTCAACTTTATGCTGTCTCGTGTCGATATCTCCGTCTGAAGCTGTGAGGTTATTGCTGTAGGTTTTACATCTAAGTCTTTTAGCAGAGCTTTATCTGCAACCTTTTTGTATTCCTCTTTCGTTACTACAAGAGCAGGTACTGATGCTACAGGAACCGTATCGTGAATGGTGTCATAAACAACACTCGGATAGATATTCCATGAGTTCAATATCTCTATCTGAGATTGTAAATGTTCAATTTTTCTTCTGTATTGCTCTCTCTTAACGAGCAAGGTCATGATGGAGATTATTACGACTGCAATGACTATCAGTATTGCAGGCATAAGAAAATCTTTCTTTTTCATTTTATATGGATTATGTTGTTAACATGCTTACCTGGTATAGAGATATGTACCCACGAGTAGTTATACTCATCGATACATTGTCCTACGCTGATTTTGCCTTGACGAATAAGAGATACTGCTGTCTCAAATAGGGCCTTATTGTCCTCCTTCGTACTACCCATGGCGTGGATATCTGCAGCTTGCCCTAATAGATGTTGCGAAGTTTTTGAACCACCAACAGCCTTATTGAGCTCCTGACAGCGATATCCTGAACTTACGATGATTGGTTTGCCGAATGCCGTGCGCAATGGTTCCAAAACAGTCTCTGCCAGTAGCTTCAAGTTGGCAAGGTCTGACTTAGATGGAGTGTTATCAATAGCTCTGTTGCGAGCTGTTACCGAGCGAGTGAGCTCCTCGAGAGTAAAGTGCTGTGATAATTGCATGATGTATTATGTTTAGTTGGTTTGTCGTTCTGCAATATTGAGGTATTCTGCCAGTCCTGGTATGCGCTCGATGAATTTGAATCGAAGTATATAATACAGGAAGGATACAATTTGCCATGGTGTAGTACCAGGCTTAAATATCTTCTTCAGGTTCTTCAGTATATTGAGAGCATAGAAGTAGAGTACCACGTATGTAACGAAGCTCACACATTGCAGAGCTCCTTCGTACTGATGCTTCATTTGTCCAACAGTATATATGGCACAGCACAGTATGAAGAACACAGTAGCTTCCGCTCCACATCTCAAAGCCTTCTTCAGGCTAAAGTCTTCATGATTAGCTATCATGCCAGACAGGTAGCCAAAAAGAAAGTTGAGGAAGAATACTATCATTAGCGATGTCAGCTCTCCCTCAATAGGCTTGAGGAAGGCTATAACTGCGATGGCGATGCCTACGCATAGTGAACGGATATTTTCTATCATAGTTGGATTTATTGTTGTTATATATAGACAAAGATATTATGAGCATAAACTAAATAAAAATACGCTCACGGTTCTTACTTCCTAATATTTCTCATTAAATATCACACCATCTGCCGAAATTCCTTCACCATCAAACTTAAATTCGTATCGCGTATTCGAGTCTGCTCCTGTGGCTTTGTCTGCCTCGAGTTCTATTCGAACTGTCCAGTCTGGGCATTTAGTATTCTCACGCTCTGCATAAGCTATCTGTATAGGAATACCGAAGCTGTAATCAGCGTTCACCCCTTTCTGTGCATCTGATAACGAGCCGTAAGATTTCATCTTGAAGCTTTTCTCGTTGATGGCAAAATTGGTCACATTATTAATATCATCTGTCTTCAGATATGTACCTTCTCCGTCATCAGACTCGCCAACAAGTCTAATCCTAAGATTCGTGAGATAATCTGTAGAGAGTGTGAAGCTGACTTTCAATAGCGTTTCTGATTTAATAACACCTGCAGTATTATCAGAGTTGTCATAGTACAACATCTGTCCTACCTCCCGTCTCAGTTTGAGATTGCTAATATTTACCACAATGGTTTTAGTAGTAACAGGTTTGTCATCACTCTTTGCCAATGGCAATGTGACGTAGGCATCACAGAATTCTACAGTATTCTTTACTGCAGGGCATACGATACATTGAGGGAAGGCTGTAGAATCGTGGCCAGTTGTCGAGCAAAGGAGCGGAATAAATGTCAGTCTGTCGCCAACCTTATACTCTGGTAGATATCCGCGAAAATTAACATCAAGTATTTCGCCCTCGTATATTTTTCCCCCGTGCTTAAAATCTACACGAAAGATAGTTATCTCATCGTTCATAACTCCAGGCTTCATAGGTACATCTGAAGACACGAACATCTTCTTCTCATTAGTCTCGTTATATATACAGACGGCAGGATAAATGTTCGCTCCAAGCCCATTATGTAGCATATTCAACAGATCACCCAACGAGAAAGTATTATTCGGATAAACAGGATCATCACCACCCTGAAACAATATGCAAACAACATTGTCATTATACACCACATTGTTTTTCTCGCTATATCCGTACACTTCTGCTCGAAGAGGAAAGTTGTTTTCGTTCTCGTTACTGTTATAACCAATGAAGTCTGACAGACGATAAGGAGCTTCCGAAGTTCCTGTAGGCTTATTGTATGTCCATCTGCCAAGTTCTTTGGCTTGCTGCACATCATTTACAATTCTCATACCGAATACACCATTAGGATTGCCAATCCACCATCCTGCACCATCCTTGGATGTCCACGTTCTTTTATCAGCATTAAGCGAATCCCCCACGAAAGTTTTATTCAAGGGCACAGGCTTATATTTGCTCATCATATTGATATTACTACTTCGGCAGAGCGCTGCCAAATCATTAGTGCTCTCGCCTAATACTTGCTTCACGTCATCGATGGTGACGGGAGCTACGATTATTCCTCTATCTACACTCATTTCTTCACCTCCTTTATCCTATAGCTATCCAGTCTCCATATTCTGTAACGCCAGACTTAACGAAGATAATGCGCTTATATATTTTGCCTTTTTCATTCTGTCTTCCATAAGCAGTCTGCTCCACAGTTGTATAACCATTGCTATCTGCCGTCGTTGATGCCAGTACTACACAGGTATAAGCTCCTTGCGAGCCTGACGGTCTGCCAAGAGTACACCATGGATACATTCCAGACCTTAAGGCATTATTCATATTGCTTTCGCCATATGTCGGCATATTATTTTTTGCGGCATTAGCAGTAGATTCGATAGAAGCTACCTTGTTAATCTGCTGCTTATCCCAAGGAGTAACCACACCCTGTGTACCCTTATAGGTAGAGTTCTCTGCCTTAGCATCATTAAGAGGTATTATCTTATATACAGGCTTCAGACTAAGTTTGCCGACAACGAACAAATCACCAACATTAGCACCCTCTGCACCTACAAGAGATGTAATACCAGAGTTTATATTTATGCGAGTTTCTGATGATGGCAATTTACCACGGCTATCTGCTATGACATAGAAGTTGATGCTATTATTAGCCACCTTGGCATACTTAGCAGCTAAGGTGATGGCATTCTCTGTGGTTAGATTAATCGAGCCTGTAAGTGGAATGGAAGCAAGGGACACAAAGTCTTTTACAGAACCATCAGCCATCAAAATCTCACTGGAAGTACCACCAGCCTTAACAATCTTAGGCGAAGTGATAGAATCACCAGAAATATCAGTTTTTCGCCCTGTAAGTGTCCAATCTTTAGCGTTAATATTTTCACCTGGTAATGACGATGATGCAGCGTATGAATTAATAGTTATACCATTTACGTTGGCTCTAACTAAATCTAACGCTGCGCCATTAGAATTATTATGTAGTATCAGAATATCAGCTGTGCCATCCACCCCTGTTGCTAATATCTGATTGGCACTTTTTTCATCAGCATTATTAGAATTAACGTGAAGCTCAGGAGTAGCAACACCTGTTGTAAAGATACCAATATCGTTGTCTGCCTTGCCATTTAATGCAGGTTTATATTCAGCGTCTATCTTCTTCTTAAAATGCTTAAGTCCTTCAAAGTCTAAGTATTTCGTCATAGTTTTTTAATTAAAAAGTTCATCAATATCATCATTCGTAATTCTCTCATTGATATCATGCCACTCGCTCCAGGTGTTTTTTGCACCAGCATATCCTGGTGCTGTTAAAGTGTTCCATGAGCGACACTTAAAGAACATTATTCCATCTCGATGCGAACTGAAGTCCTCTTCGGTTGGCAACAATTCACAGCTTGATATCACAACTTGGTTAAGTGCATGATTCATGTTGTCTTTATATTGCAACAACACGCCGATGCTTTGCCCTTGACCATATTTGTTGTCAACAAGTATAAACATGCCTTCTGCAACATCTTGGTAAGTATGCCAATTATCAATAGAAGAATTGTCAGACGACAAACCAAAATCTATATCTCCACAATCTAATTTACGCTCAGCCCTCAATGTAGTAACATCAGTCTGCAATGTTGCTATCTTACTATTAAGAGCTGCAACAGAATATGCCGACGCAACAAACCCACGAGAGTCTTGCGTGAGGGTTATTGCTTCAGAGAAGAGCTTCACTGTAGCATCAAGCCCTCCACCTCCGCCACCAGTTCCACTACCAGCACCATAAGCCGTAATACCACCCGTAGCATACAGATTGCCGTTCACTTTCAGAGCGTTATTGTTAACGTCATACTCAAGTCCGAGACCTCCTAACAGCAGCTTAGTTATATTCACCAAATTAAGAGTACCAGTATCGTCTGTCTGCGATGTGGTGGCAGTAAAAATGCTTCCATCTGCCAAACCTAAATTCACCATCTTATTCTTCTCGTCATAGCTAAGTCCTGCCCAAGCGCTCCAATTCCAAGAATCGCCACCAAAACGAATGGCTTTTACATTTTGGAATATGGCGCAGCCACTAAGAGAAGACAGATATGCAGATCCAAGCTTCAAACCGGCATGACTACCGTCGGCTAAGGTGAGCATACCAGCCACATCACCTCTGCCATCAAAATTCTGTCCCCACAGCTTTCTCGTTGTCTCAAGCTTCGATGCTGATGATGTATTCACGTTCTTCAGATAAATTATACCCTTAACGCCTTGCCCCATCTTGTAAGTTCCATTGTCCGTCACATATTTATCTACTGGAGCTTTAGTCTGCATAAGCAGATTAGAATCATACATTTCAACATACTTGCCTGCCCACAGCACTCTGAACTTAGAATTACACGTGCGCCAAGCATTATGCCCCAACCATATATACCCATCATCGTCGATAGCAGCATAGAAATGTATGCTACCCATCCCGTGAGTTGTCAACATCAGAGATCTTGACGACGTAGATGAAGACGACAGCATCAATGTACCATAAGCAAAATACCAATAGTTCTGATCGCCATTCGAACAGAATTCTATCATTCCGTCGTTTTCTACGCTATCTGATATCTTAGTAACAAATCTGCCAATCCTCGTCCATTTTATCTCTCTATAGTCAGTGCCATATCTGTACAGATTCACCCAGCCTGCCTGCTGAATATTCGCAGCATGATACCCATCTAAAGTATCCGCATTCTTGGCATTCTTCGCCACACTACCATTAAAATAACTACGCAGAGTAGCTATACCTGTTGCATTCGCACCTTCTGCAGCCTTAGCCCTCGATGTCTCGGCAGATATCGAAGAGTTTATGCCACCAATTATTCCATCCAGAGTCGTCGAGTCATCGATCTTAGCCAAGAATGCCACAATCTCGTCCCATTTATCGATAGCACCATCCGAATCCTTGCCTGCTATAGCCGTATACCATCTATATGCCGTATCCCAGTTGGTCTGCTTGGCGGTTGTCGGTATAGAGTAGCCTGCAGCCAGCCCAATAGTAATATTTCCACTTGAGGTTACGGGAGAACCCGACACCGTAAGACCTGTAGGAACATTGATTCCAAGCGAAGTTAGATAATGTCCCTTTGGCTGATACAAATTGGCAGCATCCGTCTTCTGCAGATAATTTGTCAGCTGGTCGCTAACATCAATAGCCTCTATCTTGTCATAGAGCTTCTTAATACTCCAAGCACTGGCTATCTGAGACAGTTCATTGCCTGCAGTCGTCAAACTGATAGCATTAGCATACGTCTGCACCGAACCATTCAGCCCTCCACCGCCATCAGTTCCGCTACCAGCACCATAAGCAGTAATGCCACCTGTTGTATACAGATTCGCCAAAGTTTTGCCATCCTTGTCTCCTGCGATTCTGATAGCCTTATTTGTATTGTCCCATACAAGGTAAGCGCCACCGATTCTAAGATATCCTTCTGTAGCGAGCGAATCTATTCCGACCAAGGAACGAAAGTCTTTCTTCGCTATGAGATATTGTACATTGTCAATTAGAGTATTATCTGTTATTCCTGGTTTCCACACAGGTTCTAAGAAGGATAGATATACTCCTACATTTTTTTCGCTTATTATAAATGAAGCAGGATTAGCGTGTACATTACCTGTCTTATCCCACCATATTGCACCGTCTGCAAGATAACCACTTCCGTCGAATCTAACAAGTGATGTTGCATAGTCCGTGACAGCATTCTTACCTTCTATAGTATCTGCTATCGATTGCCCTGCACGAAGGAATGTCTTTTTATCAGCAAAAGCGCCTCCCCACCAGGTCGCAATACTCTCAAGTCCTTGGTTTTGTTTTGTCTCATCGACGATACCATTCATTCCACTCATTACAGCAGCGCCTTTTGCATCTCTAAGCACTATAGTGCTTGACAGCATGAGTCCACCTTGTATCGTACTATCTCCTTGCAATGCATTCTTAAGATACTTGAGATTATCATAATTAGTCACATTACCTAAGGTTATCGAGTAGATAGAACTCGTTATGTACGCATTAGCTATGCCGAGAGCATTATAAAAGGCGCTATAAGCAGTCTGAAAATTATCGAAGAGAGTGCCAACACGATTGCTGATAGTTTTCTTGCCGTCAGCATCTGATTCGTTAAATCTCTTAGTAATATCATTAAGATAATCTACTAATTCCTTATGAGCGCTATCTAAGGCTTGTTTGGCAATCTTTAGATCTGTAAGTTCCTTAGTCTCTGCTCCTGTATCAGTTTTCAGAACCTCACTTCCAACAACCTCGTTATAAGCTTTCTCGGCAGCCGTATAGTCGTCTACCAAGCGCTTAATGTCTTGTTGCATCGCAACAATCTCTGCTCCATCAACATAACCATCCTGTGTGTACTTATCAAAGGCGCTTTTGTTGTTGCTTACAGTATTAGACAGATTCTGTAGCGATTTTTGCGTCTTAACAACAGCGTCTTGAGCCTTGTGAGCTTCAGTGTCGTCAGTATATTTAGACGACAATGTCCAATCGTTGATGTTAAACGCACCAAATGTTCGCCCTGTAGTACATCTCAATATGTCATTTTTGTACACACTTCCGTCTTGAGGATATGTTGCATTAACCCACAAGTCGCCCTCGTAGTAAGGAGGTGTTGGCTGCTGGCAAAACACTTTCATCTTACCATCTGCAGTCTCTTGCGCCTTGCTTGCTGTTTCAAGAGCTTTAGCTATATCGGTATCTGTTATTGCTAACCATTTATATATGTTGTTGTCGACCATGGCAAATCTATAAGCTTTGCCTGTAGACGTGTCGTAATATAGGTCTCCAAGATGTATATTCTTATCGCTATCAGTTTTCCACTCTGCAGCAGGAACATTACCAAGTGTAGGAATACCTTCATAGAACCATGTTTCTATAGCTCCATCTATTTGATTTTGCAAGTCTGATATGATTTGTGATTTGCTAATAATATTATTAACTGCAGCCTCGCTCAATGTGTTATCCTCGATATACTTATCGATATTTTTACCGTCAATAGTACTCTTAACATCTAATTCTGCTTTTATTTGAAGACGTGGCTTGCCTTTACCATTACAATCTTGCTGAAATTTTACATAAGTGCTACCTTCATAGTTATTCTCTGCGGTAGGTCTGTCACCTATATACATATCTCCATATACATTAAAGAATGCCTTCTTAGAAGAATTATTCACTCCATATTCTACATACTCTTTCTTGTCGAATGAATAATTGTCTACTCCTTGATATAAGGTGATACTTGGAGCATAAGTACCAACAGAAGAGAAGAACATACATGTCTGTCTCTCTGGGTTGTCTCTATTTCCGCATTGATTTAAGACGTCACCCTTAGCTGGTCTATCGCTATTTGTTGCGCAATCTGTTACAGAAAGGTCTATATAATGATACTTTTTGCCATTCTTCTCTATTGCTTTATCGTCTCTGCCAATACACAGTCTCCACAAGAAGTGATTGCCCATCTTGTGGTATTTCCCATTGTTTAGATTGAAACTTTCCGAACGTATTAGGTCGCCTATTGCGAAGTCGTTACTAATTTCGTTGCCGTCTTGTTCTGCAAGAAAATAGCAACGATATGCCTCTTGTGAAACATCGTTGTATATTACGCTAACTGTCTGTACATCGTGAGCTGTCACACTTCCTGCAGGAGATAATATAACATTACCGCCTATAGTGGATGTCTTCTTAATCATCAACTCCTCGAAGATAGCTTTCATTCTTACTTCGAGATAATCGGTAGTAAGGTGTGTGTGTTCCTTGTCATCGACAGACCATTCTCCACCAGTTAATGACACAGAAGAGTAATCGCCTATTTTAAGACCTCGCAGAAAGGTAACTTCGCCAGCTGCTACATCTTCTTTGTCCTTACGCAAGAATGGCGCATTAAGGACATAATCTAATAGAGCAAGAAATGCCGAACCTATACGATTAGCTGTGTTGGCATGAGAGCCTCGTTCGTCGCGTATTTTAGTGAAGAGTTCACGTAGAGCAGAAAACTCTGATTGTATTGACATAATAAAAATGGTGATTAAAAATTAAAACCTCCTTATCGTTCTATCTATAGTATTTTTGCCGTCGCTGAATAGCTGACTCAGATACGATGACACCAAACCATTATATGTGGTGCCATAATATGAAGCTTCAAATTCGTTCAGGCGATGGATAGAGTATAGATACTTCTTCGAGAACCAGTCACGCTTCTGTCTGTGATGTGGATTTGTCTTCCAGTCCTTCAGAAACTTGAGGTCGCCACCGTTATCATGCTTATATCCATTGCCCACGCCTCGAGCCACATATATACCATATTCAAGGAAATGGTGCTCGATGGTGGTAACAGGACCAGGATGTACCACACCTTGTATCGAGCGGGCCAATGCTCCTGTATCGTTTACTGGTGGAGTGAATTGCATCATTCGCTCACGCCATATATCCACCATAAACTGCTGCCACCCATCCAACCATTTCTGATGTTCGGCATCAGTCATATTGGGTTTAAGTCCATTCCGATTCGTCATAGCATATATCTATTGGTTCCTCGTTTTGTATCATAAAGTACAGTCCTGTCACTCCGTTATATGAATACCGAGGCAACTCGGATGAGTAGACATTATTCAACTGCAGGAATGTAAGTCGGTCGTCACCAAGTTCGTCTCGATCGTGAAGCAGGCGAGAGTGAAACTGCCTGAATATCTGCCTGCATAGGTTCAACTTCTCTTCTCTGTCTATCATATCGTCTATGCGATAATGAGCCAAGATGAATATCGTATATACATCTCTGCGGAAGTAGCCTACGCCATTCGAGAAGGTCTGTTGCGAGGTGGTATCATCCACCATGATGAAGTTCTGCTGCTTCCTGAAGTTCTCCATCACTCCCTGTATAGAGTCTGGACCAGAGCAGAGGCAAGTATAAAACTTATTGTCTTGTGCCAGTCGGCTCGACTTGGCAAGCTGTGTAAAATATTCGAGAGCTGGGAAAAGGTCTTTTGCCATGGTAATATGAATTATATGTTATTTATTCAAGTCTGGATACTTGCGTCTGAAGTCTTCTGCCTCCTTGGCTTTAGCGTCTAGTTCTGTCAGCGCTCGCCAACAGTCCACACGTTTCACCTCGGCTTCCTTCGTCACGTCGCCATCTGTCAGAGCTCTTAGCTGCAGGTTTATCGACTGCAGTACCGACAGTTCTGTCACGTCGTCGGCAGTAGCCTTGCGGAAGAAGTTAGGGAAGGCTCTCGACATAACTAACTTGATATTGGCAAACCATGCTATTGTTGCCAGACTTTCTTCTATTGTCAGACTCAGCTCGTCAGGTCGAGAGAAGTCGGGCTTGCGATATAGAAACGAGGCGAGCTTATCTATATGCTCCTGTTTCTTCGTCTCGTGGAATAGCTGATATTGCTGTTCCATACAGAGGTATTCGCCAAAGCTGATGATGCGTTTATGTTCGGTATCTTCCTGCAGAAGCGGATGGACCGCCTGGAGTCCTTGGACAACATCCAACCTATTGCCCATGTCCTCCGTCGAGTCCACCCAGCTCAACTGCTTAAGAAATGAATGAATTTGCCACGCCTCTATATAGAACACCTTCAGCTTCTCACCCTCAGGCTTATAAGCACACTTCCAGCCATAGCGATTCTTCTCTATCACGCTGATGCCTGTAAAGCGCACAAACATATAAGTCTTAACTACCGTCATATCTGCAAAGGTTGCCATGAGGTAGAACACGTAGCGCAACTGTTCTTGAGTCAGTTCGCGCCACGACTGAGGAGCCTTTAATTCTATATTGATAGTCTTAGCCATTGAATATAAATGCTGATGAATCTTTAGTATTTTTGAAGCTCTCGATATGCGCAGCATCATAGGCTGCTGTTTCTGGATATATAGAGTATATCTCAGGGTTCTGCTCCACCTCGCGCTCTATACGTCGATAGAGTGGGGTAGAGACGGCTGCTTTTCCGCTTACGTTCCATTTGTCGGTGAAGTCGCATATTAGCTGCAGTATTCCTGCATACGGTGTCAGCCTATCATGGTCATCGCATCGCCATGCGTCGAGGATATCATCCATCTGCTCGTCCGATATTCTCAAGCGCAGAGTCTCGTCGGCATCGATGATAGCTCGCTGCATAGCCTGCCAGTCTTGATACGACCGTGCCTTGGTTGCCATGGGCGAAAAGAAGAAATAATTCTCAGTATAGATGTAGCGGATATAGTTCTTTGCCTGCATCGTTTTGCCCCATTCTTTAGATCGTAGCAAATCCACGGTCATAGCTCTTGCCCTGCATAGTGCTGTGCGTAGCTGTCCCTCGAGCGCATCCACTCTCTGCTTCGATGCAGGCGATATGGTGTCGTTTGACACAATGCCAAAGCCTGTAGGTGTCAACACCAGGTCCAACTGTCTGAATACCGAGAGAAAACCATCCACACATACCATGATTTTATAATACTGCAGTAGTCTGCCATTCTCTCCTTCTTCAGCTATCCGCTTCAAGCCTGCTTCGCCAAGCAGATTGCTTGAGTAATTATCGTTAGCAATGTCTATTGCAGGCATCACACTTTCAAACACCTCGCTATGAGCTGAGCAACCTACTGGCAGCGCTTGCTCGAAGTCTTCTTTAGATATTGTTATCGTTGTCATTGCTATTGCTATTAGAATTAGTAACCTTCTTGGCATCTTTGTTCTCATCGAGAGTGGTGAGCTGTATCATTGGCACATCCACCGTCACCTTGTCACTCCATCCGTTGTAGTGGAGTATCAGGTGGTATGGCTTAGTCAGTATGTCGTGGCATGGCTTCTCTATAGCCTGCTTCAGCGTAAAGAGTTCGCGCTTGTCGCTACCTGAATTGTTCATCTGACTCTTGCCTGGTGTGGCTCCCACCAGGTTAGGATGAATACCGAAGGCGAAACAGAGAGCATTCGAAGCTTCGCTCATATCGTCGCTCCAGTTGCCACCTTCCTTCTTGTTGGCATCGTTGAGTGGCACTATGCGCACCATTCTGTTCTCCTTGCCGTTTGGGTCTACATAGTATCCGCTAATCATAGCCTTGCCTGCGTTCTCGATGCCTGTCACGAAGTCGATGATGTTCTGCTTCTCTTCCTCCTTGCGCTTTTTGCGTAGTGGCTCGTCTGATATTCCTTCGTTGTCGCAAACGTTGTCCCAATACTCTTCGTGCACTTCTATCTGTACTCGTGGAGCCGAAGTGTTCTTAATCATATATCGTTTGCCGATACCAATCAAGCGGTAGATATCAAACCAGGCATCGCGGAATATCGAAGAGTAATATGGCACAGGATACATCTGGCAGCCTGGTGTTGCCATACGGCTCAATATAGCAAACTTGCGCTCCTTGGTAGGCTTATTCTTGAGTCCTGTCTCAGGATTAGGCATTTTGCCCATTCGTACCATCAGGTCGCCAAGCGGATTGAAATAGTCGAGCAATGGAATCACCTCAATCTTGCTCTCGTCAGAGAAACCGAGTCGCCAGTCGCCATAGAACACATGTTCCGACTTGCCTGAAGCTGTAGAACCTGCATATTCAAACCTGCAGTATGAGGCATCCTTGTTTCTTACCGTCACTATCTTTGTGCCATCTTTCGACAGGATGATAACTGTTACCGAGAAGAAGAAGAACTTGAAGTCGGTAACCTGCTCGAGGAACACCTCCTGTAGCGAGTTGTACAGACAGAAGTCGCGAATTTCTTTGTCGCTTACGTCTTTTCTCGTCTCTCTATCCACGAAGCGCACTCCCTGGCCATAGCACGACACGATGTTGAACTGCTGACATTGTGCCGTCACCATATTCTCCATCAGTTTCTTTCTCACCTCGTAGGGCAATTGGTCATTCCTGCCCCATTGCACATACTTATACTCTCGCTTCTTCACCACTATCTGCCTTACGCTCGATGCTCCTGGCTGATCATCATCATCGAAAACATTCATAGAGTCGCCGCCATATTCTGAAGCTACAGAGTTGCCTTCCGACGACGAGCCTATTCCTGTAGGCACAATTCTATATTTGCGATAGCCGTCAGCATCTGCATGCGATGTAGGCTGCAGGGTATTTTTGTTTTTGCTCATAAGTATATTTTTTGATTGTTTAACTGTATGATGAATATCTGAGGAATAGTACGCAGCTCTCGGTTCTTGGGATTTTTCAAGCGTATAAAACCTTGTCGCCATGCCACATGGTGCACAAGCCAGCCCTTGTAATGGACAATGGCGCCTGTTTCGCCCTTGTAAGCGTATACGTCTACAAGCGCTCGATGCTGATATGCTTGGTCTATCTGGCGCAGCATCTCGGTGAAATGGATAGCTTTCATTCGAAGGTATTGTCAAAGGTGTTGTCGAATATTCTGCCTGCACGTTCCATATTCAGCACATTATGATTGCGCTGAGCATACTGGTATGAGAAAGTGAATCGAGGCAACGATGTAGGCTTGTTGTCGTATTCCGACTTCGAGTCTGTTATTATCACCTCTTTGCCCACGTTCGGGTTGCCATTCTTGAAGGTTACTATATGCACGTTCATCGAACGGAATAGCTCGTCCACCCAGTTTGCCATGGTGAACGACAGTATGCCCGTGTCGGCTTTGAACACCCTGGTTTCGGTAATCGCATAGTTGCGTTGGGTTTTGCCTATATACGCTTGCTCGCGTTTGTACGATGGCGCTATGGTGTGTGTGCCTGTACAATAGATTAGTTCTTCCACTCCGAACGAGTTGTCGAATACCAGAACTGGAGCGCAGTCGGGCTCATCAAAATCGATTGTGAACCGGAACGTGCGCTTTCCAGCCTGGACATCATAACATAGCAACGTCTTGCCTGCCATGGTAAACTGCTCTGCCGACACATCGAGTGTGGTATAGCGGTCGTTGCCTCCAACAGGCAATATAGAGAAAGATTTATTAGTGCCATCGTCATAGTAGGCTGTCACCTCTGCCTTGTCGGTACCGATATAGTGTAGATATTCCAGACGATGAAGACTCGTCACCTTCTCACCCTCGAGCAATGTCAGATAGTGAGTATCTATGAAGTCTTGAGCAGTAGTGTTTATATCCACCTCGCTATATATGATATCTGCCTCCATGCTTTTGGTAGACATGATGGTCTCGTTGTCGGCATCCTGTTCGGCAATCTGTATCTTCAACTTCACCTTCAGGCGCTTCTTGGCATAAGGAGTGAGCAGACGGTCGAGTTCGGCAAGCGTAACCACGCCTGCCAACGGATATAGATATTCCTGGTATACCTGCTCGTCGTCTACCGTCATCGTCACCATGGCGCGGTTGCCACCTATCGAGAATTCCACATCGGGAACATTCGATGATAAATATGTGCCAGATATAGATTGAGTTATTGTTATCATCCTTTTATTCTTTTTAGGCAAAGATAGCTTATTCATTTAGCTGCATAAAATACACAAAAAAAGCAGCACTCTCACGAGCGCTGCTTCCCTTTGTGTGTATCCTAACTCTCACGAGCTCAATACTAACACTCCAATTTACGAAGTTGTTATAAAAAATATAAAATAAATGTTTCCTTCTTGTTATTCTATATGGCTATCGTAGTAGCGGTAAATCATCCATTTAAGTCTACCGTCCTCTGTAGGTACGAGCGAATAGCCATGGTCCACCAGATATTTGCTCAACAGTCCTTTGCTGATGTCGTACATATCTGACAGGTCATCAATAATTTCTGTTGTTGTCTTTGGCTCTGGCGCATTCTCCTGACCTGTGATATCTTTCCCAGGCAGCGGACTGCGCTTGTCGAAGTAAGCTTCGATATATTCGAGCTGCATTTTCTCGTCTTCTTCTTGTGTCATGATTCTATTCCTAATTTTAGGTTTTGCAATATTTTACTCAATCTCTTAAGGTTAGAGGCCATATCCAGTCTGTGTACTGCCTCATTAAAGCTCAATTTATCGGGCGAAACGTCAAGATAATCGTCCACCGCATCCTCCAATAGTCGTATCTGCGCTTCCAATGTATCTACATCTACCAAGACATCTATATGGAGAGAGACAAACGCTATCTGCTCCTCCTTAGTCAGGTGTTCAAAGTCTTTTTCTATCAACCCTTTTATTTCTTTTTCTTCAGCCATTTTTATTTTCCTCCTTCATTTTTTTTGTTGTCGTTGTACAATGATTTAATAATCTCCATATCGCCACCATGGGCTTTGTACTGGCTAAACAGCAGCGCACGCTCATTCTCGAGCAACACGTTGTTGCGAGCATGCTCACTCTTCAGATGAGCCATTTCGCGAATGTGGTCGTTGTAGGCTCTGCGCTTCTTGTTAGCGTAGAACTTGTCGTTCTGGTCGCAGGCTTCTATCGCTTTCAGGTAATTGTCCTTACTCTTCTTGCGGTCTGCAGCTACCATGGCTTGACCCTTCGATATTTCGTTCATTAGCGAGATATATCTTTCGTCTTCATCCGTACGATCTCGAGCAAACGACTCACGGTTCTTATTCATTCGCTCGCAAATATCCAATAGCTGAGCCTGCAGCTCCTGCAGAGTGAGGATATTGAATGTAGGCATATTATCAGTTGGCATGGTTGTCCTCCTTTCCTTCAATGATGGTTACTTTCTTTTTGTTTTTGCTAATCCAATCTTCGGCAGCAGCAATAGCAGGCAACATTACTTCTCTAAATTCCTTGCTCTCCATAATCAATGAAGCCATTATGCCAGCAAGAATGCCCTTATTGCCACCTGTACCAAAACATGAGATTTTGCCTTCGTTATAGCCAAGGACGAAGAATCCACGCTTTTCGTTAGCGTCTTGCCACTTGCCGAGCTTCTCTATCACCTCGTTTAAACTATCGAAGCCTGTCATCATCTCTGCTGCTTTTTCCTCGCTAATCTTCTCGGCTGTAACCTTAGGAACCTTGATTTTCATTTCTCGCCTCCTTTCTCGTCGCCTTTCTTAAAATCTTTGCTATTGAAGCGGTAAACCACCCAGCCTGTGATGCCTGCAGAGGCAAAGGCCTGTAGAGGAGCAGTAGTAGCCAGGACGACCGTTGCCACCATAAGCAAGGGTACTACAAAACCTATCACGGCTACTGTCTGATTGTTCACTTCGAAGCCTGCCAATCGGCTATAGGCTTCGTTCTTTTTCAGCATAGCCTGCTGCACCTTCGCCTTGAGCTGGGCGCAGCTGGCCTTAATGCCTGAAAAGTTATCACTTGCAGCCTTGGCTGCACCATTCATGTCGAGTGCTCCTGGAGCACCAAACAAGGTAGTTTCGTTCTGGAAACTGATTGTTGTTTTTTGGTTTGTCATACCACTACCATTCTTTAACCTCGCAGCCGATATAAACGGGTGACGGCTGCACTCCCCGTTGGTTAAAGAATGGTAGTATACTCCGAAGAGAAACTAATTCACGGGAAGGCAGCCGTCATAATATTGTCTATATCCTTTATAAAAAAGAATAGAGTATGCGAACCGCGCAAAGGCATAAAAAAAGCCCGAGCAAGCGTGCCGAGCGAAACTGTCGCTCATCAGAGTAGATACAACTACCATCTTTAACCATGGGCAAAGGTAGACAAAAGGAGCGACACCACAAAGCAATTGGAGGGAAATGTTACCGCAAAATAGCAAATTTAACATTTCCACATTATATATATAATATTCCCGATAGATGATATGCTTGATTTCCCCATTTTCGTGAGCTCACGAAAATGGTCGGTCCCACAAATGCGACTATTCGTGTAAACCCTCACGGCTAATCGCATCGTCCATTTCGGCTATTCGCATCGTCCATTTCGACTATTCGTGTAAACCCTCACGGTTACTCGCATCGCCCATTTCGACTATTCGCGTAAACCCTCACGGTTACTCGCCTTGGCAAACGACACATAAAAAAAGCCCTCGATGCTTCACGCACAGAGGGCTAAAGAGTTCTTTTAATTATATATTTTCACATTACATGAAAACTATTCTTGATTATATTAACGACACAGCCGAAAGCTCTTTGCCAAACTCATGAATGGCGCTTTCTATTGCTTCAAGTCGTGTAGCGCTTGGTTTCCTGTTGCCTGACACATACTGACGCATCAGCGATGGATTAATACCAATACGCTTGGCAAGCGGAGTAATCGATATTGGGAACTTATCGAAAAATGCCCAAATATCATACTTAAACGTCATCTCCAACTCAGGAATATCACGCCCCATCTCATTATATTCTTTCCTCGTAACGAGAAGGTCTTCTACGGCTGCATCTACAGTAGAACCATAGCCTGCCAAGCTACAGTTATTAATAGTTTCATTAATAAAGCAAGAACAATTTTTCTCGTTCGGTTGCTTTTCTACATAAACAGTCACTCTCATATTGTTAGAATTTAGTTATTGTCTTTCAAAAAAAAGAGTCCTTGAATCAATCTTCCTTTTTAATCTAAGGAATCCGACCCCGAAGGGTCAGACTCCAAATGATTAACCAAGAAGTGAATCGAGGATATTCTTTAGAGTACCCGGTCTTACTTCTTGTGCACCGTGACGAGGAATTGTAGCAGTCATACCTGTCTTAGGATTAATCCAGATGTCGTGTCTACTTCCCTTTCTCAAGCGGTAACATCCGTTACGCTTGAGCAAACGTGTTAATTCGTTTGTTTTCATACGTGAAAGGAATTAATAAAAGAACTCTTCCTTATTGGACAATGCAAAGGTAGCAATAATGTTACATATAGCCAAATAAATTGATAACTTTTTTGCTATCACAGTTAAGATTTAACATTAGTGCACAAAAAAAGCCCTCGATGCTTCACGCACAGAGGGCTAAAAGTGATCTCATGTTTATTATTGTTTATTACATCAAGTACAATCGTCATGGATGTCGACTGATTGTATGGATACTTGTTTTATTGAGTTTTTTATATGAATAGATGCAATGTTTAACCATTGCTTAAAATCAAATTGTTGAATGATATACGCACGTCGTGAGCAACATTGTTGCGGTCTTTTTTAAGATTGTCCAAATCTGTACGCTTGTTAGAAGGAGATGAAAACATCTCATCTTTCAATGCTTGTATCTCTGGCGAATTGTCTTCGTAATTACCAGTAGATGCTCTGCGCAGAACTGAGAATCCATTTTTTACGAAATGGATAATGTTTCTAATGATGCCCATAGTAGTATTCTCCTTATAGTTAATTTCTATCTACAAAGTAACTCAAAAAAATCTGTTTCTACAAGTTTTTTGTGTTATTTTATTGTTTCTACCTATTGTTTTTGCTCGTTTTAATGCTTAAAACGAGCTATATAGATATATAAAAGCATGGTTTTTTTACCTTTTTTCCATAGCTGCAAAATTCAACCACCTTGTTTTCAATGAGTTATGTGGTTGAATTTTGCAGCTTGCGCTTTCTGCTGTCTTTGCAGCACTACACCGCCCTACGCTCGGTTGGCAATTGCCCCTTATGCTCATAGCGGAATATGTAGCGAGATTTGCAACCATGTAAATGATTTTGTCTTGTCGCTCGTGGGCGGTTGTGCGAAACGTGAACATGGCAATTGCCAAAAACAAAAACGCCTCGAGACTGTGAAGTCCCGAGGCTGGTGTGCGTCTGTAAGCCAGCAGACGACTTGGTGTTCAATATGGGGCATTATCCCAAGCTTATTCAATACTATCAGCTGCCAAACGAATTCGGTTGCTCAAATCTATCAAAGCACCTTTGAGTAGATACTTTTCTTCCTCAGAAAAATCCGTTGGTTTCTTATTGCCATCAATGCCATTAAGTTTGTGGTATAGCCACGAATTACTTTTACCGAAGTAGCGCTTAGACAAGTCAGCCCATGATATGGATATGAGTATATCCTTAAGCGTTGACTTGATGGTGCTTGTTGTAGTTGGGGAAAGAGTCATAGTTGCCATAATAATATCCTTTCTTATTTTTGGAGCCTCGCCACATGGGCGAGGCTTGGGTTAATAAAGTGGTTCGTCGAGGAGTTCTGCCATTAGCGTGTTAATGAACAACCTAAGTTCTGGGTCTCCGTTAGGATAACTTCTCTTGTAGTTTCTAACATGCTCGATAAGTTCGAACTCCGCTTCTGTTAATGCTAATTTTCTTTTTGCTTTCATATATTATTGCTTTAATTGAACAATGCAAAGGTAATACTTTTATTCGTACTATGCAAATAAAATAATACTTTTATTCGTACTTTAACATGAAAAATAAATAAAGCCACCTACGCATCTGCGCAAGTGGCTTCGGTAAAAGATAATACTAATAACCAACTCTTATATAAGAGTTAACACATGACAATTGCCAAAAAACAAAAACGCCTCGAGACTGTGAAGTCCCGAGGCTGGTGTGCGCTGAAAGCTCAACAGCGACTTAGTGTTCAATTAAACGGCGCCTCAGTAGCCGGAGCTTTAATATTGTCTGCAGCTTTACGTATGCGGTCGGCAAGATCGTTAAGCGCACAATAAAGTTTGTCCGCCTCTTCAGGTGTGAAACCACCTACACCACCATTGCCATCAATGCCATACATCTTTTGCTGAAACCACGATACTGACTTATCGAAGTACGTACGAGAAACTTCACGCCATGACACAGCAAGGTAAATGTCACGCATACGCTTCTTCATGTCAACTATCTTCTCTTGTTTTTGTTTTGCTACTACTTCCATATTAATGTTATTTATATTATCTTTAATAGTTCTCCCCGAAGGGAGAACCGATAGTGTTTAGTCTTTTGGCATGTCTGTCATCCTTTGGAATAGGTCTTCTGCGTAGTCGAGAAGCTCTGGATAACCATTAGGGTAACTGTTGCAGTAATTGCGAATCGCCTTGATTAGTTCCTCTTCCTCTGAGGTAACATCCATCTTGATTGTTTCTTTTTTCTTCATATATAGCTTTATTAATTGAACACTACAAAGGAAAATACCCCAAAAACGCAAAAATAAAA